GCCGCCTGCTGCAACTGTGTAAGCACCCCAAAGGTGACCATCTGCAAGTCTTGCGGCACATCTTTCTTGTTGAACTTGCGAGGCGGTGGGATAAGCACAAGGCTCTTAATTGTGTCGGCTGTCATGTACGGCATGAGCGCAACAAAGTGGGCAAAGGGCAAGTATAGCCTCTCTCGCCTCATCTTGTCAATGCGCTCATGGCTGCGTTTAATGCGTGTTGTAATGCGTTGTATCTTTCGGTTGGTGTTCATATATGCTTTTATGTTTTTCGTTTGTCTATGCGCCTTAAATCAACAAATATGCCCGATGTGTGGTCTTGGTGTTGAATAACTGCGTTGCGCCATCAAAAATGTGGTCACACCGTAGCGCAAAGCATCAGGTGCGTGGTTGTAGCGGTCAATCGGTTCGTTGATGTAGTTGCCATTGATATCCCTGCGCCAAGAGTAGTTGCGAAGCTCATCAATCGTACCTAGCGACCTTTGCGTTACGTTCAACTTGTATGCCTGCACGGCGGTAATGCCCGCCACAATCGAACCTTTGCCCTTTGCGACTGGCACAGCACGATAACCGCCCAAGTTATTGATCTCGGCAATGCTCTTCTGCTCTGCGCTATCGCACACGATTTGCGCCCCTCTTGCCACCCCTGCATCTTTCAACTCTTTGACGATGTCTTGGTTGAGCATCCCAGTGCGGTAGGCAATCTCATCCACCCACAACTCTCCACCGCTCAAGCGCACTCGCAAGATGGCGGTGGGGTCATTGGTAAATCCAAAGTCAATGCAGATAAACTCTCGCTTGTAGTCGGTGGGATAACTTTGCGAGATTTGCCAGTTTGTGTAGACCAAACCCTCAACACTGCCAGTTTCGCCCAAGCCGTACACTCGCCACCAGTTGGAGTCGGTGCGGTTGCTCTCAATCTCGGCAATCTGCATCGGTGTGAGGAATGGGTTGTCTTTGTAGGTTGAGTGAATGAGGGTGCAATCCTCTCGTCCCTCAAGATGTTCTTCAAACCAAAAGCGGCTGCGTGGGTTCCAGTCCAAGAATATCGTGTCGCTTGTACGGATTGCGAGTTGCCTGAAGATTTCATACTCCAAGTTATTGCACTCGTTGATAAAGAGAATGTCCCTTTGCGCTCCATGTACTTTGGTGTAGCTGTCGGCACTGAAGAACTCAATCTTGCCACCATTGGGGAATCCGTAAACGTGACCAGTGCGGTTGTGGGTGTAGTGTTTATCCTCTTTGGCTTGTGCGCCCTCAAGTATCTGCTCAAAGTCACGCATCGCACCCTTGCGAAGATGTGGCATTGATTCACTCACCACCGAAACAAGCACCCTCTGCGATGTGGCAATAGTGAGCATAAGTTGCAAGAGCGACCACGTTTTTGTGGAACGTGTGCCACCCTTGTTTGCGATGATGCGGTACTTGTGCTTGTTGTACGCATCGGCATTCTTGCGCAATATTTTACTCGCCTTTGCCATCCACGATTTCAAACTTGACACTCAACGGCTCATCACCACTGGTGAGGTCGGTCTTGTTGACCATTGCAATTGCCTTGCGTTCCTCATCGGTGCAAATCATCTTGTAAAGCGCAATGAGGTCTGCGCCCTTGCCCTTATATAGTTTGGCACGGATGCTTGTTTTCATCCGTACCTTGTTGTCCTCAAGTAGCTTTTTAAGAGTGTTGTATTCGTTGCACTCGGTCGGGAAGAAACGATAAAACGTTGTCTTATCGCACGGCAACCAAGCCACAACGTCCTCAATGAAAAACAAGTTGTGTTCCCTGATTACATCTTGCGCTTGCTTGAAGATTTTGTTTCGGTCATAAGCCATCGGTTATCCTCCTTGCATTTTTGCCAGTTAGTTTCTCCCACCTCGCAATTATTACATCGCAATAATGTGGGTCTAGTTCCATCATAAAGCATTTACGATTGAGTTGCTCACAAGCAATAAGTGTTGAACCCGAACCGCCAAATAAATCAAGAACTGAATCGTTTATGGTTGAGCAATCAAGCAGACACTCTTCAATTAGTTCAATTGGTTTCATTGTAGGGTGTAATTTTGACTGCAATGGCTTGGCTATATCCCAAACCGATGTCTTAAATTTCCCCTCGCCATAGAACTTATGCGTTCCACCTATTTTCCACCCATAAATAATCGGTTCATGTTTGTAGTTATAATCGCACCGCCCCAAAACGTGATTATTTTTATTCCAAATGAGTTGGTGCTTTAACATAAACCCACTATCTCTAACGGCTTGTAGTAGTAGTAGTAGGTCACCACCTTGGGGGGCTGTGATATAGTATGCCATACAATCTTTGGTGTTTTCGTGCAATAATTTAAATGCCTTGCGCCAAAAGTCATACATATCTTGCGGTGGGTGTGAGTCATTCTCAATTCGCTTGGTAAGCCTATGTCCTGCCCCAAGCGAATTGAGGTACTCATTTTTATCGGCATAACTCACCCCATAAGGTGGGTCTGTAAATACCATATCAGCCTTTGCTCCGCCCATCAGCTTTGAGACATCATCCGCACTGGTAGAGTCACCGCACATCAACCTATGCTCACCAAGCAACCAAACATCACCCTTGTTGCACCTTGTAGTTATAACATCGGTGCTTTCATCAAAGTCGTCTTCGGTTGCTGTCGGTTGTTCAGTTTCAAAGTCAAGGTCAACACCCCACTCCTCTGCGACCATCCCGAACTCTTCCTCGGCAAACTGGATTTGCTCCTCATCCCAAGCCAAGTCAACAGCACCAGTCGCATTGTCAGCCAGTGCCATCTCTCTGCCCTGCTTGCTGTCGAGGTCGATGTCGGTGCGCTTCACGGCAATAATCTTCGTGCCGTCGGTCTCGACAATCTGCACATCCTCAAGCCCAATCTGCGCTGCGGTCTCAACCACTCCGTTGCCAGCAATGATGCGGTTGTTCTTGTCGATGAGGATAGAGCGTCCTGCGCCATTGTTGCGGAGGCTCTTTTCTATCAAGCTCATGCCGTACTCGGTGTGCTTGTTGAAGTTCTTGTCGTCAAAGGTGAGGTCGCTCACTTTCGCTTGTTTCAATTTCTCAGCCATAACTCATTAACTTTTAATTATTTTCGCAAAGGTAGTAAAAAAGAATTGAAAATTACACAACTTTCTGCGGTTTTTTTGTAACTTTGTGGCGATAAAATTTTTTTCATGTCAAACTAAAAATATTCTCAAAGCCCCATCGCTTGTGAAAGTGGTGGGGTTTCTTTTTTGTTTCTTTTCTTTTCTGCCATCCCCTGAAAGTGCTTTTTTAGCCGTTTTAAGCGATTATTTTTCTTTGGATGATAAACTATACCAAAAACAAATTAAATGCCGTTAGAGGGCAAAAGAGACGGCAAATTTCGCATTCTGCCAAAACAAGTGCGCCCACACTCTCGCAAGCGCAGGCGCACACCCCAAATAATTCACATGCATCTTTAGCAGTTATCCCAACTGGTTAATAATAGATGCAAAAACAAAAACAAAAATAAATAGAAACGAAAATATCAATTCAGAATAGCACCGCCTTTGGCGGCTCGCCAAGATACCATCGGCACAGCTCCATGAACTCGTCAAGAGTGCGCACGATGGCGTAATAGTAACCCTGGGCGATGACTGCATCAGCGAAAGCCTTCTGACGCTCGCTCTGCCTGCCAGTCTTGGTCTTGACCTCGATGCAGAGGCCATGCAGACCTTTTCGGGCAACCAGCAGCAGCAGGTCGCTCACCCCTGCCAGTTGCCCCTCGGCTTTCATGTGCTGCGCCACACGGATGTCACGATGCCCACCATTGGGCACTGCGAAGAATACGCCCTTATATTTCGGATATGCCATGCGAAACAAGTTGACCATGTTGCGCTGCAATGTGTGTTCGATGTGTCTCATAAGTCTAACCTCGGTTGTTGTCGGTCTAATTTAACTCTTTCGACTCGCTTAATTTCTTCGTCTATCACTCGCTCAAGTTGCTTGCTCTGCTCAAGGTGCTGCTTGGTGCGGAACTTGAAATAATTCCTCTGTGCCTCTCGCATCGCCTTCACGGTGTCGTAGAACTCTTTTGCGTTCATAGCTCAACCTCCTTTTCTATCCCACACAAGCGCATAGCGTGCTGCAACTCGTGTACGTTCCTGATTTTAGCAGGTCCAAACTGATAGTCTTCATTGTTCAGTCTATGGATGAGAAATTCACAAAGTTCATTGCCGAAGCAATAGGTATCAAGTTTAAAAAACTCAGTGCTCTGTAAACTGAACCCATTCTTCTTCAAGATTTCATCGGTGAGGTGAATAGGTTTCACTTGGTCAATGTCATTAATGACGCCTTCTGCACTTTCAACATCGCCATCATTGTTTCTCCAAGATGAGAGGCTTACAATTTGCATAGGTTGGTATTCATTAGTCATAGGGTCTTCTCTGGTCTCCCCACCAACAGTGTCAACAAGGAAGTTGACCCAATCGCCAACCATTAGTTCTGTCGCTTTCATTCTTCGCCTCCTTTCTTTGGCGGTTGTGGTAACGGCATCCAGTGGGTGATTACTCCTTTAACACAACACCATCGTTTGCTGTTGTGCCAACCGCTATTGCTAAATATCATAAAATCAATATCACCTTTATAAGTAGCCACGATAACCATTCCGCTATTAAGTTTCGGCAGCTCGTCTTCCACCGAAATCCAGTGGGGGTGAGCATCTGCCCACACTGCACCCTCGATAAAGCCTATCTCATAAGCTGACATTACCTTGTATTGCTTCGCATAAGGGTGCATTAAGCGACTTGGTTCAAGTGCCTTCTTCTCTGCTTGCTTTTTTATTTCTTCTTCTCTTGTCATAATCCGAATTTTTTTTTGTAAATGTTTTCAATCTCTTGCCTCAGCCGCTCCACCTCCTTGCCGCCATACCCCTCGCTGATCCAGCCCACGGCATAGGTCACAGTCGACTGGTTGCGCCCCATGAGGACGCTGACATTGTTGCGTGTGTAGCCGAACATGACCGCCAGTGTCCACATCACCAGCTTTCGGGCATCGGCAATGTCCTGCCTCCTGCACCGTCCCATGATGTCATCTACTGCCACTCCAGTGAGGCTCGCCACAAGCATCGCAACCTCGTTGCGCCTTGCGAACATCTCCTCGGTTAGTTGTTGTGTCACTATGTTCATTTTTTCAGTCTTTAAATATGTCGTCAATTTGTGGCAGTGCGCTATCGCCTGCCATCTCGTAGATGTCTCGCTCGTAGAACCTCGTTGTCGAGGCGTCGAAGGCAAGCAGCTCCTCGCCATTGAGTGCGCCTTGGCGGTTCTTTTTGCACATCAGCAGGGCAGTGCCCTTGGTCGAGTACTGCGACCAGTTCTCGCTCATGTCGGGGTAGTGCAGACCATCGCCATGCCTCTCGGGGCGATACACAAGGTAGATGCTATCCGCTGCGTCTGCGATGTCGCCACTCTCCTTAAGCTCCTCCAGCTTCGGCACTGGGTCGTTGGGTGCATTACGCCTCAACTGGCTCAAGAGGATAATGCAGATGCCAAGCTGCTTTGATAGTGCCTCAAGTTTGTGGGCGATACCGCCAATCTGCTGCAACCGCTCTCGCTCTTTGCCTCGCAGCAGTTGCAGGTAGTCAATCACCACCACCTGCACCCCGAGTTGGGCATTCATCGCCTTGATGTTGCTGATGAGCGTGTCGCCATCGGTTGACCTGCGCTTATCGAAGTAGATGGGTGCAGAGTCATCAACCGCCACCATCTTGCCCCACTCATCGGTCGTCAGGTCGGCTCGCTTGATGCTCTCGCCATTGATGCCAGTGAGCAGGGAAGTGAGCCTTGTTGTGAGCTGCAAGTTAGTCATCTCAAGCGAGAAGATGCCCACTGGCTCGCCCTGCTGGGCGGCATTGAGGGCGATGCAGAGTGCGAGGCTTGTCTTGCCGTTGCTGTTGCGCCCTGCTATCACCATCAACTCGCCACGCTCAAGTCCTCCCTTGCGGTCAAGCAGCTTGAAGCCAGTCGGCACACCTTGAGGCAGCAGCCCATTAGCCTTGTCCTGCGTGTGCTTGAGCAGTTGGCGGTAGACATCCCCGAACCGCTCGACTCTTGTGTCACTGGTGGCAGCCATGTCCTTGACCACCTTGTCCAGCTCTGCCAGTGCCTGCTCGTTGGTCGTGTCGGTGTCATAGAGCAGTGCCATGTAGATATCCTGCACCTTGTCTGCCATGCGCCTGCGCTGCCCGAGTGCGTGGAGTGTGCGCCCCAGTGTCTCGGCATCGGCAAGCAGGCTCTCTCGGCTGATGAAC